ATATGAATTGGGGTGTAAGAATATCCTTTAGTGAATATAGAAATAGGTTAAGATTAGAAAACACAATTAAATTTACAAAAAACAGATACGAGGTAAGATGAAAAAATTAACAGCAGATGAAATACAAAATAATTGGAATACAATGATAGATGTTATCAATACACACATTGGTGATGATAGAAGAGACAATCTTTTAAAGTTCTATGATGACTTCCAAGACAGAATGATGTTTGCACCAGCTAGTGGTAAGGCAGCATTTCACAATGCGATGCCGGGTGGATATGTTGAACACATTCTTCACATTGTAAGTCACTCACTTGAGATAAAACAATTGTGGGAGAAGAACGGAGCGGAGATTAACTTCACGGATGAGGAGTTAGTCTTTGCTGCTTTACATCACGACTTAGGTAAGGTTGGTGATTTGGAACATGACTATTACATTCCACAAGATTCAGATTGGCATAGAAAGAATCAAGGTTCAATCTATAAACACAATCCACAACTTCAGTATATGAAAGTACCTGATAGAGGATTATGGTTACTTCAACATTATGGAGTTAAGGTTACTGAGAAGGAATATCTTGGAATTAAATTAACAGATGGATTATACGATGATGCAAATAAATCTTATTTGATGTCATACAATCCTGATTTTAATCTCCGTTCCAATATGGCTTACATCCTTCATCAAGCTGATATGATGGCTACACACATCGAGTTCGACCAATGGAAACGAGGTGAGGAATCAGGTGAAGTAATGAATACAAAAGTTCCAAAAACAAAAGACGAACAAAAACAAATAGACAATCTCAAAAATAAATTTGATGAATTGTTTAATTAGGGGATAATATGTGGATAACATTTTCAATAATATTCTTTTTAATTAGTGTAGTTACATCTACATTATTATTTTATTCATTAAGAAGAATAACACAATACGAAGAATTTATTTTACAGATTCAACAAGTGATTAAATTCGCAACAGATAAAATGAAACTTGTAGATTCAAAGGGACATTATGAATCAGATGACGAAACAGGTTTTTTCTTTGAACAACTAAAACAAATTCAATTATCTTTAGATGGGATATTTGAAGAGGAGAGTCAAGATGACAAAAAAACAAAATAAAAAAGTCAATGATGTAAAAGCTGAGATTAAAAAAATAGTTAAAAAGAAAAAACGAAAAGTTTATTTTGGACAAGAAGTTCAAGACGCAATTGTAGAATATAATTCATCTTCAAATGATAACGAAAGAAATACAATTTATGGAACAAGAATACACGCAGCTTTTGACAAACTAGCTGAGAATATAATCAACACATTTAAATTTAGTTATTTTGATTATGGTTTTGAAGATATAAAATGTGAAACAGTAGCTTTTATGGTAATGAACATTCATAAATATGACCATACAAAAGGTTCTAAAGCATTTAGTTATTTTTCTGTTGTGGCTAAAAATTATTTAATTCTTCATAATAATAACAATTATAAAAAATTAAAAAGTCATGATCAAATTGATGTGTTAGATAAATATAGAAAATCAGATAGGTTTGATGGTGATGATTATGTAACCTTAACTAATGAAATGGTTGAATATTTTGATAAAAATTTAAACACCATTTTTAAAAAAGATAGAGATTTAAAAATTGGATATGCTATTGTTGATTTAATTAAACAAAGGGCTGAAATAGAAAACTTTAATAAAAAAGCTCTTTATATATTGATTAGAGAAATGACGGATGTAGAAACAGCTCATATTACATCAGTAGTTAATGTTTTAAAAAAACATTATAAAAAGTTATTAAACTTATTTAATAAAAATGGTACAATAATACACGATTCATCAGGTTCATTTTTTTAAAGAACAATAAAACATAAAAAAAACCTCATCAACTCGGTGAGGTTTTTTTTTATTTTAACCAATTTCTTACAAATTTAATATTTATATATGAATAAATACATCTTGAGGAGATTGTATGTCAGACGAAAAAGAAATATTTAAAGGAAAAACCTTTCAAGACTTAACAAAGGACATCTATGAGAACACTACAAAGCGTAAAGTTCAAATAGATTTGTTAATATCAGAGATACACGGATTCATTACAACTATAGATGATGTGGTTATGGTAGCTCCAATCATAAAAGAATATATGGATACAGCAGTTAGAAACGATGAACATCTCGTTAAATTAGCTGGTGTATTACAAAGAATCATATCTAAATCACAAGGTGATTCTGATGAATCAATGTTATTATCAGATTCAGAAAAAGAAGAACTTATGGGAACACTTCAAGATACAGTTAATGATTTAGAGCAAGAACAAAGTAGACTTGAAGGTATAAAAAATAAAACAATAAACCCAAATATTACGGAGAGTTAAATGGGTTCAGTATTTGTAAAACAGCCTGGTGAAGAAAAAATGAAAATAACAGGATTTAATCAGAAAAAATATTCTGTACCTTTTTATTTACAATTTGTTCCTGGATATGTTGTTGAAGTTGTTTATGATGAAAACAGTCTTAGATATAATGGAGATAATACTATAAATACTATAATAGCTCTTCCCCACATTAGTGATAAAGTTGTAAAAACAAGAGCTAGTGCTGGTGAAGAATATAGATATTATCCATTATTTAGAACAATGAATGATGTTCCCTCAAAGGGAGACCCTGTATTGTTATGTACAATTGGTAAAATAAAATATTATCTTGGCCCATTGAATACAGACAATAATAGTCCTACTTGGAATAATGATACTAATTATAGAAAAGAAATAGTAGATGATAATAATAATTTACAAGAAGAGGGCACTACTATCAGAGGTGATAATGGGGAAAGTTTAAATTTTAATAAAGAAAATTTATATAGTAGGTTAACAAAAACAAGAAATGAAGACTTAGATTATGGTAAAGCTATTAATGAACCTACTGGAGATACAATTATAGAAGGTAGACATGGAAACAGTTTACGGATAGGAAGTCGTAGTAATAATCCATATTTATTTATTTCTAATAATAGAGATTATAATAATGACTTTGAAAGTATGGGTGATGGTACTTTAATAAGTATAACTTCCGATGGAACTTTAGCTCAACACTTCGGAGTTTTAACTGATTCTGAAACTGAAAAAATTAATTTTCAATTTACATTAGCTTCAGATACCTTTCTTGAACCTAATAGATTTATGGGAGCATTAATTTCTCAAGTAAATGGTAATCAAGATGCACAACAATTAATTTATGATTATAGTGGAGACCAAACATTAATTAATTCTGATAGAATAACTTTAAATTCAAAACTTGATGACATTTATTTATCATCAATTAAAGATATACATATTGGAACTGGTAGACATTTAACAATATCAGCTAATGAAGATTTAGTTATTAATTCTCAAAGAATAGTTTTAGGTAATCCTGAAGTTGATGGTGAACCAATGATTTTGGGAACTACTTTATTGAAATTACTAAAAGAAACTTTAGCTGTGTTAAAATCATCACAAGGAATATGTCAAGGTGCACCAATTCCATTGGCTGATGAGACTGGAGCATCAGGTGGTGTTAATGCTAAAATCTCACAAATAGAACAAAAAATTGATACAATATTAAGTAACAGATATTTTATAGAACCAAATATATAAGAGAGGTTAACATGAAGAAAAAAACAACAAGAAAAACAATTAGACAAATCGTTAGAGAAGAAGTTGCTATGGCAATTCACGAGGTTATTGATGAGTTAAAACAACCATCACTATCATCAACTCAACAACCAATACAAGAAAAGAAAAACTTTTCAAAAAATTCTGTATTGAATGATGTACTAAATGAAACAGCTACTGATGGTGAATGGAAAACATTGGGTGGTAGTGAGTTTACATCAGATAGAATGAACGAGTTAGTTGGTGGACAATATGGTGATATGATGAAGAATACACCACAACAAGTTGTCCCATCAAGTGACCCAATGTCTCAATTTGTAAATAAAGATTACAGAGAAGTTTTAAAAAGAACTGAAGAAAAACAACAACAGAAATACGGAAAATAATAATGGGTTTAAAACAAGACTTACTTGATGCAAAAGTAGAGGCTCTTAAATTAGCAGGAGCTCCTGAACCTATTCCAACTGAAGCTTTAGAGCTACAAATAGAATTAGAAACGGAAGCACTTATGAAATTTTTAACAACTTGTCAATTTAGAATTACAGGATTAGCCGCACCTGTTGTATTAGAAGATTTTAAAATACCACCCCAACAAGGTGATGTGTTATCAAGTGTAACATCAACTGGTATTGGAAATGCTGGAGCACCAGTTACATCTAATGTTGTCAACGGAACAAATGGTTTATTGACTAAAAATATTGATGTTGATAAAGTTGGTGGGGTTACTGGTTTACTAGAATCAACTGGTTATGCATTTATTGGTGGAGATCCAGATTCACAAGGTGGATTTGATGTATCAGATCAAGATGGTGTAAGAGATTTCACATCAGTTGAATTATTTAGAGAAGATATAGAGGACTTATTATAATGGCTATTAAAGATACATCAAGAAAACCTTTTATTCAAGATAATGATACTAATGTTAAAGTTGGTATTGATTTACCAATTAGAAGAGATGATGCCGTAGATGGATTTTTTGCAACTACTTCAACAACAATTGAAGCTGTAAAAAATAATATAAGAAATCTTCTTAATACAAATGAGGGTGAAAGATTTTTTCAACCAAACTTGGGTTTAAATTTAAAAAGACTTTTATTTGAACATATTAATGATGAAAATTTAATTGGTGTTCAAGATTCTATTTTAGATAAATTACAAGTATGGCTACCTTTTGTTGAGGTGAGAGATATACAAATAGAAACAATTGAAAGTAACCAAGTTGTTGGTGCTAATGAAATAAGAGTAAAAATATTATTTAACATTAAACAAGATCCAAATACATTAGATTCAGTAACATTGAATTTTTCAAGTGATATGAATGAAACAGAAACAACTACTAATACTGGTGGTGGATATTAAATGGAGATAAATTATGCCAACATATGGTAAAGACAATTTTAAAGAATCAAATGTAAATTATTTAAATAAAGATTTTGGTGCAATAAAAAATTCATTGATGAATTATGCTAAATCTTATTTTCCAAATACATATCGTGATTTCAATGAAACATCACCCGGTATGATGTTATTGGAAATGAATGCATATGTTGGTGATACATTATCATTTTATATAGACCAGCAATATCGTGAGATGTTATTACCATTAGCTGAAGAAAGAAGAAACATAATCACAATGGCCAAGATGTTTGGTTATAAAGTAAAACCAATTATTCCTTCTTATGTTGACTTGACATTTACATCTGATGTTAATGCATTAAGTGAAGACACTTCAAAAATTGATTATTCGGATGCTGGTATATGGAGTCCAGGTATTGAAATAACTTCTAATACTAATTCTGATACAATTTTTACAACACTTGAACACATTGATTTTAGAATTACAGCTTCAAATGATACTGAAACAATTGGTACAACAACTGACAGTGGTTTAGCTTCGACTTATACATTATCAAGAACCGCAAAAGCTATGAGTGCAACAGAAAAAACACTTACATTTCAAATTGGCGTACCTGAAAAGTTTAAAACAATTACCATACCTGATACGGATGTTGTTGATATTATTTCCTGTGTTGATTCAAATAATAATAATTGGTATGAAGTTGATTATTTAGCACAAGACAAAGTTACAATTGAAAATCACTATACTGATGATGTAAATAGGGATTCAGCCTATTCATCTGAAAATGGTGGTTTAATGTCCACAACTGCAGTTCCTTATTCACTAACCTACATCACAACAACAAAAAGATTTACTCGTGAAACAAATTTAGATAACACAACATCATTAGTATTTGGTAATGGGGTATTAAATAATGGAACTGATGGAAATATAGATCAGGGATATATAGATATGGAACAAGTTGGGGTAACAATACCTGGTCAATATGGTGACTTAAATAGTGCTATTGACCCATTGTTGGGGAATGAATATTCAACACTTGGTGAGACACCAAATCAAACAACTCTTACAATAACTTATAGAGTTGGTGGTGGGATTAACTCAAATGTTCCAAGTGGTGATATTTCAACAACACCAACCATTACTGCACAAAATGGAAACCAAAGTGCTGAACTAACAAGTGTAACAAATAATACACCAGCTCGTGGTGGTAAGGATGAAGAAGATACTTTAGAAATAAAAGAAAAGGCTAAAGCATTTTTCTCAACACAAAATAGATGTGTGACAAAAGAAGATTATGAAGCTAGGGTGTTAAACATACCTGCAAAGTTTGGTAATATTGCTAAAGTATATGTTACTAGATATATTCCAGGTGATTTATATGATTCGAGTCATTTTGAAAATGCACTTAGTATGCTTAATTTAGAATTAAGTCATATTCAAAATGGAACACCATCAGTATCACCTACTGACGGAACAGTTGGTTTAGATGGAATTGAATCAGACATTATAAACTTTGATGAAAATAATCCTTTAGAATCTTTTACAACTTTTAGATCAAGAGTTTTAGCTAAAATTTCCGGCCTTAATAATTTTATAAATGATTCTCTTAGTTCAACAGTTAATACTTTTGCTGATACTCCATTAACAAAAATTGACTTATCAGCAATAAAAATTTGTGTTTTGGGATATAACAATTCAAAACAATTAGTTGGTAATCCAAATGTAGCATTCAGTCTTGATGGGACAGATAATTTACCAAGTACATTAACTAGTAATATTAAAAAATATCTTGAAAATTTTAAGATAATGACTGATACTATAATAATAAGTGATGGTTACATTGTTAACTTCGGAGTCATCTTTGATGTAATAGCTGAAAAGTATGCAAATAAACAAGAAGTTAAATTGAATTGTATTCAAAAAATTAAAGACTATTTTAGAATAGAAAAAATGCAATTTAATCAACCAATTTATAAAAGTAATTTAGAATTTGAATTAATGGGTGTCGAAGGTGTTCGTTCTATTGGACATGTAACAATTACCCAAAAAGACGATTATAATAGTGATTCAGCTGATTCTGATTTAACAAATGCCACTTATACTTATTCATTTAGTAGTGAAGGTACTGGTGCTGATTTGGATGGTGAAGATATTAGTGGTCAGGGAGGAGAGGGTAGTTTCGTTGACCAATCAGGTCCAAATGGAGAGGGTACTTCAGGTTATGGATATAAGTATGATTTTTCATTTGCACTTTCTGATGATGGTACAATTATATTACCACCTAATACAGCTACACCAACGGTTTTTGAATTAAAGAATCCAAATACAAACATACAAGGGAGAGTTAGATAATGCATCATTTTATTTTTCCATCACAAGACACTTGGATTTCAAGTGGTTCATCAACTGTAACAGGTGAGTCTTTCAAAGACCAAAACTTTGGTAGAGACCAAATACTTGAAGTCAAAAAAGAATTTTACAATAGTTCATTTAATTACCCAACAAGAGCATTAGTTAATTTTAGTGGAACTGAATTTACTGAGTTATCTAAATCAGTATCAGATGGAACAATACCAACTGATGCAAAATATTATTTAAGACTTTATGAAGCCGAAGGTAATGCTGAAATGACTGAAACATATAAATTAGCCATTCAGCCAATATCACAATCTTGGATTGAGGGAACAGGTAAGTTTGAAGATAATCCAAAAAATACAAATGGTTGTAGTTGGCAGAATCGTTCAAACCCAATTGGTGGTGATGATGTGTCGTGGGCTAATGCTGGAGTGTCGGTGTATCTTAGTGAAACAGATTTTATAATTAGTTCTTCAACACAGGCTTTTTCAAATCAATCACCTGATGTTAATGTTGAAGTAACTGATATGGTAGATATGTGGTTAAGTGGTTCACAAGAAAACTATGGAATGTTAATTAGATTTAGTGGTAGTCAAGAAACTGATGTAGAAACATTTGGACATTTAAAATTCTTTTCAAGAAACACGCATACAATATATTCACCGAGACTTGAAGTAAGATGGGACGACCACTTACCCTGTACAGGTTCAAACACTGGTTCATTAACTGAATTGACATCAAGTGGATTGGCTGATAACTTTTTATATATGAAAGGTTTGAGAGAAGAATATAAAGTAGGTGAAAGGGTTAAGTTTAGAATTGGTGCTAGAAAAAGATATATTCAAAAAACTTTTACTAACTCAGTACAAACCGTGACTGGTTCATTCATACCTGAAGGTAGTGGTTCATATGCAATTAAAGATGTTGCTACTGATGAGTTTATTGTTCCATTCAAAGATAATCAAGATGTGAGTTATACACAACTAAGTTGTGACAGTGATTCTAATTATTTTATTCAATACTTAGATGGATTTTATCCTGATAGAGTTTATAAAATATTATTAAAATTAAAATATGATGATGGACAAGAACAAGTGTTTGATGATGATTTTGAATTTGTAGTAAAAAGAAAATAGATTATGGTTAAATATAATCAAAAACAAATATTTGATGATAATTTTAAATTTAAAGTGGGGGAGAAGTAAGTTATGCCAGTTACAGTAGAACAATTATTAGATAAAATTGCTGATGAATTAATTTTAGATGAATCTGGTGTTATCAATCCGAATGTTGTAAAAGATAATCAAAAGACAATTCGTAATGGAACAATTCAATTAGGAAGAGGTGAAAATGATAGATTGGTTTTATATCAAAAAGATGTAGAAGCAAATAAAAAAGATTTATTGTTTACATCTACAGTAGATGGTGAAGAAATACCAAAATTAGAACAATTAGCTTTAATAATAAGTGATATAGATAATGTGACAATTTCAATACTTAATGCTGGGACATCAGATAATCCAGTTTATACAATTGCTTTGGAAAGTATTATTGATGGTATAGATGGTGATGCAGGAAACATAGATTTTATAGTAGATTCAAATACTAATCCTCTCAATGTAAGTCAATTTGTTTCAATTAAAAACGAATCTTCTATTATAAATGTTGATAAAGCTAATGAATTTTTAGATACAAGTATTTACGAATTATTACCAATTGGTGACACAAGACAAGATAGAATTACAAGATTTTTTAATGAACTTGGTGCTTTACTTCCAAATACAGTACCTGATTTTAATAATCCAGTTGATAGATTACCAAATGGAACTTGGACTGGTAATGAACAATACAGTCAAGATAATAGTATAACTTATAATGAAGATGAGGGGTACATTCATAGAATAAAAAATCTACCTACAGGTAATATAAATGAATCAAAAACTATTGAAGATATTTATAGAACTGTTGAACCATATTTAAAAGATATATTAGAAGAACCAATTTTACCACAAGATGGTAGGCCAGAATACGAAAATAAATCAAGTGGATATTTACAATTTAGAAATTTGAATCAAGGTATTATTATAAGAAATACAAATAGTGAATTTGTTGAAGGTTTAAATCCAGTAACACAAGAATATTTAGACACAGGCTTTACCATAACAATGTGGGTTAGATTTTTAGACAAAGTATCAGAAGGAACTCTTTTTAATTTTGGTAATCCAACAAGAACAGATAATCCTTTTGGGTTTAAATTAGAAACTTATGTTGTAGATAAAAATAGTATGTATCAAAATGCTCAAGGTACTGATGTAGATACTTTTGAAAAATATGTTTTAGATAATAATGTTTTAACAAAAGATACTAACGAACCATTTTTTACAAACACAAATACTGAAAGGTTTGTACAATTAGTAGTACGAGATAAACCACTTGATGATGGTGAAGTAGGTATTTTAAGAGATTCTCATACTGGTATGTCTTGGGCTGGTGGTTATGATAGACAGATAAATATTCCTGAAGGAGAAAATCCATCAATTGGAAAACTTACTACTACAAGAATACCAGTAGATTTTCAAGAATGGTATTTTATCTGTGCAACATTTAATCAAAACACTATTGAACCTGAAGCTACTGGAGATTACAGTCAAGAATATTCTGATAATAAACGAAATTCTGATTTTTGGATAAATCATGTAATTCCTGGATCAGAACCTCAAATAGTTCCATTCTCTGGTTATGGTGCAAAATGTAAAGTAGAAATAATATCACGAAGTAACTTATTAAGAGCTCGTGGTTTTAAAATTGATTAAGGTATAGTATGGCGGAATATTACGGAGAATATACTCATAATACGGAAATATTAAGTAACGGATATAAAGTTACCAGAAATCTTAACCCCGAATTAATAGAATGTCAGTTTTGGAGACCTGTTGAAATTGGTGATTTGTTATATGGTGATGAAATAGCTACAGAAGAAAACGGTATAAATAGAATAGGGTTTAATTGTCGTTATATTGGAGAAGAAGTTCCAACTATTTCTTACTTAACTGAAGAGTTTAAAGAATCTTCTCTTGACATTAATTATTGGAATAACCATTCTGTAGTAGATTATTCACCCGACTCACCTATTTCCATTGTATCGTGGGATGGTCTTTTAGTAGATCCAGGTGATAATCCTGATCCTGATTATTGTGCACCAGGTTGTTTTGTTAATGGGGACGCTGCTTGTTGGGAGTGTGTAAAACCATTGGATCCTGATGTATTTGATGAACCAGATATATCTTACCAATGTTGTGACTCGGAGGATATGCTTCCTAGTGATCCTGCTATGATGAATAGCTTTAGTGATGCTTGTAATCTCTATCCATGTGGTACTAATAGTAGTGATACAATTAGTTATTACCACTTGGATGCTTTGTGTGTAGTACCATATGGCAGCACCTATAATTTAGTTGAAGAATATTATGAAAATGTTGAAATTGGTGAGGATTATAATAGTTTTCTCTTTTACCCATTTTATGATTTAAATACTGATACAGTAATACCATATGATAGTTTCGATAATGGTGCCCACCCACATCTTATTAGTAACAATCAATTTGATAATCTCGATCCATTTCGTGGTTGTTCTTGTCCTAATCCCTATTACCAACAAGATTTTCATGGTTATTATATGCCAACAGAACCTACTAATACCAATAATCCACCATATGGTCATTGTTTCTTTGGTTCTAATGAGGGAAATGTTTTAGATAACTTAATTAATGGTAACAATGAACAGCTAAGTATTTCTTACTATATAAGTAGGTATGTATCCGTACAGACAGACGAGACGTTAGAGGGGTTTGGTTTAGGTTGGATTCCAACTCAAACAATTAATTTGGTTAGGACTGGTTCTAATTTATTTGCTCAATTTGGATATACAGCTGAAGGTAGAAGAAAAGCACTTGATGTAATATTTAGATTGGGAGCTCCAATGGGGCCAGTTTTATGTCAATCTTTTCCACCTCAAGATAATATTGAAGCTTGTGGGTATCATGAAGATAGATATAGAGAATTATTTTATCAATGGATGAATGATGTTATATATCCTGAATCTTGGAATGATTTTGGTATAGCTGGTGTTAATATTGAACAAACAATGACGAAAACTAATGGTGAAGATTATGATGCATATAGTGGTATAGATTTAAGACCAGAAGTTGTAGAAACTTGTAGTCATTTAGAAATAATGAGATGTTATGAAACTGACGAAGATGATTCTTACTTTGGTAGATTTTATCCATTACCTACTACTACAGAAGAAGGTGGTACTCTTGCATTTAATTCCTATAATTGTGACAGTGAAATAGAAATTGATCTTCAATTAAATGAATTAGTAGCTGTATGTAACAATGGTGATAGAGTTAGATTGGCTTATAAATCCTGTGAAGAGGGAAATACATTACACTATCCAGAAGATTGGAAGTTGTATGGGAGATATAAAAGTGGTAGAGATGCTTGTAATTTTGTAACACAATACAATTCTAATGATTATTATTTAAGTGATAATGATAAAAGACCAGCTTTAGGAATATTTCAAACAGAAGACGATAATGAATTAACTGATAATTTTTTAGAAAATTTATCGGATGAAAAATTTTCACAATATCCAAAAGGTAATTTATTATCAAATGGTAATGGTAAGTTTATTCATCCTTTTGTTGAAGGTATAGATGATGATGGAGATGGTCAAAATAATTTTAATTATTCAACACTTGGTTCGACAACAAGCGGCACAGATTATTATAGTAGAAATGATGGAGAACCATACAAACCAGAAGGATGGGAAATTTATAAACAAAATAAATGGCCAATCCTTATCAATATTGATGCTGATGTATCACAATATAGTGATGCGGATGATGGTGGTGTTCCAGCTGATTATCCACGAAATAGTTTTTGGAGTAAAAATAATGATGAATGTTTAACTGCTAACAAATGTTTAATTATGGATACACTTAATCTTGGACCCAGTAATTATGGTATGGGTTCATATTTTGCTCAAAGAGCTATTATATCTAACGAACAACACTTATCTGATACAAATTTAAATTTACAACCATATCAAACATTTAGAATTTCATTTTATATGAAAACTACAGTTATAGATGATTCTGTCAATATTGAAGATGTTGGTGTTGGAACTATGTTAACCTTTGGTGGTACAAATACTCAAACCTATACACCTGATGCAGATGAAGATGGGTTAGGTGAAGGTTATGCTTATAGAACTTCTGAACAAAATGCTTATTATAATTCATTGGTTGGTAATGTACCTATTGATCCTAATAATACTGGAATAACTAATTATGATGTTAATACAACTGAAAACGAAAAAGGTTGGCAATCTGGAATTGGAAGATTTAATAATACAAAATTAAACCTTTGGGAAAAATTTGAATATATAGTTGCTCCAAGTTATGATAGAATATCTTCAAATTTAAAATCATTAAAAGGTCCAATGGAATTTTATGTATTCCCAAAATTAATTCTTCCAGATGTAGATTTAACAAACACATATTCTTCAGGTCCATTACTTCAATATTATCAGGGGAATAATTCAAACTTTCCAAATATAGATAAAAAAGCTGTAATATATTTGGATAATTTTGAAGTAAAAGAATCATATGATTTTAATATAGATGTTGATGTTAGAAAAAAAATATCTACTGCAAATTTTGGTAAAGCTTCTTTAACAAAGTATTACGACCCAACAATAGAAGAACAAGTTGAAGCTTATAATGATACAACTGCTCCATTAGAAGCACAATTTTATTTTTATCCAAGATTTCCAAATAATGATATTTTTAGTAATTCGGATATAATGTTTGATGATTTTTCATATGGATATTTTTATATATACGATGTAGATTGGGGTGATAATTCTCCAATAGATTTTAAAGAGCCTGAACAATTAAATAATTCAAAAATGATATATCACTATTTTAAAGAAAGTGGTATATACGAAATAACAGGAACAATACTTAGAATGAAACCTGAAAGTGTACAAGGTAATTATATAGGAGATTTAAGAGAATATAGTACTAATACACTTGGGGTAGTTAGTAATAAAAGATTTACTTTAAGGATAAACATTAATGAGGGGGCTGATGAAGACTTTACATATTTTGGTTCAGATGGATTTTCATTTATTCCTTATAAAAATACAACACCAATTATTGGTGGTTATTCTAAAGAAAGTATTTATTATAAATCAATAAAAAGAAATAATGGACTAATATCCGATGATATAAAAGTAGATGTAAATTTTGATAAAATAAGTGATAAATTAAAAACAGAAATTGCTTTAAATAAATTAAATACATCATTTGATGATAATTTAAATATTTTAAATGAATTTAAAAAAGAAAGATTTAGTTTACCAGATGAACTTGGCGACAAAATAAATAATGGTTTAAAAATAAATACTGAAGAAATTGGAAAGTCAGTTGGTGATTCGGATATAACAAATGTAAGATATTTCAATGAACCAAAACAAATATGGGAATTATTGGGTGATGAAGATTGGTATGAGAGAGATAACTCTGACTGTGAAGATTTTTATACACCATCTAACGCTATAGACCCAGCTACTGGTGGTATCTATGGTGAGTATGATGGTCAAATAGTTGTTGATGAGAATGGTAATGTGTGGGTTTGGGATGAAGAAACCCAAGCTTGGAATTTAGATGAAGAAGCTGGAACTGTAACAGATGATAATTATTTAGGAATATATGGGTGTATGGATTCCTCAGCTTGTAATTATAATAGTCAAGCTACAATTAATAATTTTACATGTACATTCCCAACGGATATAGTTAATCAAGATGGTATACATGAATATACAGGTAATCAACTAACTGAACTAGCTGAAAATTTATTTAAAAGTGAAATATTTGATTGTGCTGGTGAATGTTTAAATGATCAGAATAATAATGGTATTTGTGATGAAAATGATATGGATGGATGTTCAGATAGTGAAGCTTGTAATTACAATCAATATGCAACAAATAATGATGGTAGTTGTGTATATCCAGGAAATACAACAATAACATTTTCAACTTTACCTCCAACTAAAATTAGTCCTGAGTACCCTTCTACCGGTAAACCTGAAACATTACAATGTTTTAGAACACCAGCTGGTGAGGAGTGTACAGCAGTATGGACAGCTGATACAACATTTAATATTTTAGATACTATAGAAGAACGAACAGGAAGTGAAACGGTATGGATTCAATTATTAAATCCTGATGGAGAATATCCATATTCAGATTCGTCATATTTTGATTCACATGGTGGTGTGGGAATGTCTGATTTTGTTCTGTTAACGAGTGATGTAATAAATAATATTTTACCACAAGGAAATCCATTTTTTCCCAATGGTTATATCCCATTTGGTGGTTTAGAAGAGTTTGTAAAAGGATATACATATTTGATAGTAGTAGATGGTGAAACGCCATATTGGGAAGCTCCTTATTTGGGTAGTAATTGGGATGGTATGATGCCATACGGTGGTGTTCAAACAACATTAAATTTTAATATTGATGTGTGTCCCTCCAACTCAGGTGGTATAGATATGACAACATACCCATTTTATGAAAGTCAAATTGGTGAACATTGTTGGATGAGTTTTGACTGTGAAGATCCTCCAAATGAAGAAGTAAGTGTTACTGATGGTGAAACTGGAGATTTGCAAGATGTGAATTTTTATAGTTATTGTGGTACAAGCTATTGGGCACCTCAAGAAAACACTAATGTTTGTACAGTACCATGTCAGTCAAAAAGCTTTCCCGTACCATGTCTAAGTCATGGAACGTGTTCTCAATATAATGATGCAACTCATAATTATTATTGTATGTTACCTCATTATGGTAGTGTAATTGACGAAACTTATGAAGATACACTTGGAAACTGTACATCGTGTTATGCAACAGGAGATGATGCTGAAGAATATAAAGATTATTGTGGAACTGGATATACTTCACCTGAACTTTGTACGGAACTCAATCAAGTATTAGCTGATAATCCAGATGTAAATGCTAGTTGTAAATATATATCTAGCGTGCAAATAATTGTTGAAGATGGAATATGTCCTACAGGATATATTTGTGATATGGATGCTGGTGTATGTTTAGGAAGTAGTGATGGTAGAAGAAATCAATCTACAAGAGGGTTAGAACATGTTGGAAATCCATCACATTTAAGATATTGGAAAAACATTATTCCTGAAAATTACAGTATTTATAATAGAAAAGGATTAGATAATCAAATATCAGTTACTATGACTGGAATGGCTGATGTTGACCTTGAATCTGGAACTCTTGGTGTTGCACCACATTATAATTATATTGTAAACGGAAATATAATTGACAGTGGTTTTATTATAAATACAGGTTATAATATGTCTATAGGACCTGAAGTTGATTATAGATTTGATATGCCAATTGATAAAAGTTTAGATGTTCAAGAAATAAAAATTAATTATGATAATAATGGAACACCACCTCTACTTGGACCTTCGGGAGAACAAGATAGAAATTTATATGTATCATCAATAAAAATAAATGGTGAAACTTTTGACGGAAATCCAAATACTCACAATATTAATGTATATTATGATGCTCCTGAAATATATGATTATATGGAAGATAATCCAGACCAAACATCATATAATGATAATGGTGTAAGTTCAAATGGAGCTATGGTTTGGAATGGTAATATGGTTTTTGAAATTCCTACAAGTTATTTTAGAGGATTAAATAAATCAATAGATATTTATTCACAACAAGAGTGGATTGATAATTATTATTATCCTGTATTACCAAGATATGAAGCTGATGGTTTATTTCAATCAGATTCATTACCTTGTAATAGAATACCATTCCCATTAAATGCACCAATAACTAATGATAATTTAGATGATAAATCATTAAAAATAAATATTAATACAAATCAAATTGATATTAATGTATTAGATGATGAAAGTGGTAATAATAATAAAGGTTTTGTTTTTAGTGATTTTAAACCAAAATTTGATATTGAAACGCTTACACCTAAAAAAACAAAAAATACAAATAGAATTAAAAGTAAAAAAACTAAAGGACCATTTTAATGGCTAAGAAAAAATTATTTAAACATTATCCTAATGCAAATGCATTTGGTCAATATCATTATACTGGTAATTCTATAGATGAAGCTTTTATATCCTCTAGTGGAGTTCAAACACCATACAATAAATTTTCTGATAATGCATTATATGCAACTTCTGTAGGTGATCCTTTAAATGAAAAAATATTAGCTGGTGGATTAAGATTTAAAGGTTCATCTAATATTACTATTGATAGGGTAAGAATAGATAATTCAGGTGTTAGTTATAGGGTAAGACGTACACATGCTAGGGGATTTATATTTGATAGAAATACTTTTGATTGTTATGATGAAAATCAATCTTTAAAATCTTACGATGATATGTATGATGGAATATACAATGGAATCGGTTTAAATGTTGTAGATGGTACTGATAAAGATAGTTCTCCTTGGCATACTGGATGTTTTATGGACTGGGATATGCCTAGTTATGATGAGAAAAAAGGACCAGGAGAATTAGATTTTTTATCTGGTCAAACTATGGTATCTAATCTTAATAGAGAATCAACTCCTTCTGTGGGTGAATTTGCAAACCTTGAATTAAAAAGATTTTTTCCTGATGTGAATAATAATTTAGATGGAAACATTAATAATCAACCATTTAATCCATCTAATCAAACTGATTCATCTATTTCAAATATTTTTCAAGAAGATGATGAAAATAATTATATTCAAGTTGTATTTTGGTTAAAGGGAGATAGAAAAAAATGGAAACATGGAAGAACTAGAGCAAGAAGAAAAAGATTTGAAGTATTTAAAATAAGTCAAGATGACTTATTTATAAAAGATAGTGAAATTATCTCCCCAACAACAACAACTTTTGAATTTACATCAGCTGATACAAAAGATAGTGGTGGTTCAAGAGCTGCAGCTTGGAAAGTAACTAATTTCAGTTTAACAATTACTACTGCTGCTGGGGCTGGTGATACCTATAGTCCACCTCAAATATACAATCCTATAACTGGAAGTATCACTGCAGGAAAATTTTTTAATATTGATACATTTGCAACAGATTACATTGCTTATACTCTAACTAATGAAATTTCATCTATTCATACGGGAACATTAAATCAACAAAATTATTTTACAAAAAATTATATACCTGTTCCACATGTTACATTGGGAAATGAATCATCTTCTTTACAAGAATATAAATCAAATTATATTGAACAACAAAAACATTCAGCTCCATCTAGTGTATCTTTAACATTCTCAATTTCAGAAATTCAAACTACAGATGATTATATATTAGAAAATAATAGTGAAGACGTTCCCCCATACTATAAATTTTTTGTTGTTGATTGGGATGATAAAGAAAATAAATATAAAACTTTAGATGATGTTTTAAATGATAGAGTTGTTACCCAAAATGATATAAAAAATTTACAAAGAAAAAACAATACATATATTTTTAATGATTTACATCAATCTATTTCCTTTCCACAAACACCAGGTGATAATCCACCATTTCAAAATCCTTTAGTACATAATTATACTACTTCTGGTATTAAGACAATTAAAGCAGTAGTTTTTAGTTATGTAAAATGGTATAATGTAGATAATAGTAATGTACGACAGGAAAGATTACCATTTATGAATTTAGAACCAGTTAGGTGGAAATTAGTAACTTGTAGATTATATTTAGATATTCCAATAAGTGAATTTCCAGATTTCGGTGAAGTGGGTGGATCTGATTTTACAACAATACCATGGCCGTATACAACACCTATTATTGGTGGTGTTAGTAAAGAGTCTAAATATTTAAAAAGTGTTACTAATACTCTACAAGGTGGAAAAATATCTAATACTTCAGATATTAATGATAGAAATTTTTTAATAAACGCTAGAGATAACGATGAACTTGGTAAAAACATAGAAAAATTAGATTTAGAACAAGCTAGATTTTTTAATACAGGTAGTTATGATATAAATAAATTACTTGGAATTTATGTTGACACAAAACTAAACCTATTAGAAGATTTACCATTTCCACAATATTTTGAAGAATTTGATATTGCTCCATTGTCTACAAATGGTGATCGTATCCTTGATGTTAATGATGCTGTTGTATGGGCAAATATTGGAAGATCTGATATAGCAGAATATCTATATCCATTAGTTATTTCGAGTCAAACAAATACTATACCATCAGCTGCTGGGGGAGCTGTAAATCCACCAGAATATTTTTTTCCTGAACTTCAAGTATACAATAATTTTGTACCACATAATGCATTAAAAGAAGATGGTTCATTGTATTGGGATGGCAACCACACAACATCATCTTTTTCAAAGGAAAGTTCAGTCGGACAGATATTTATAGGTGACAATTCAGATGTTAATTTAAAAGCAAATTGTAAATTAGAAATTAATACTGGTAATTTAGAAGGTAAATCTATTTATGATTCAAGTGGAAATTTAAATAAAGGTTTATTGATTGGTGACTATAAAATCACAAAACCACAGAAAAATCGGCCTATGAGAAGAGATTCATTTATAAAAGTTCCAAAGAAAATTGGAAATACTAAGGGAGCATTGTAATGCCAAACTTTGAGTACGAATTTTCAAACACAGATAGACAATTAGTTGTTTCTCCATCAGAAGGTACTGTGTTTGGTAATAATTTAACTGACTACATTCGTATAACTATTTACCCAACAGAGGCAATTGGCAATATTGTTACATTACCTGGAACTGACAATCAAGCAATATTTTATTCTTCCTTAAATACAAATACATTTCAAATTAATATATCTCCATTTGGTATAGGTACAGATACTTTTGAAACTCGTAATGTTGGTGGTGATGAAAATGACTTTAAAATATATAAAAATGGTGATAATGTTTATATAAAACCAAATGAGATATTTAATACTTATGGTTTACCTCAAGGTGACTATAAAGTACAAATTGACTTTTTAAATCAAGTCAAATCTGATTACCAATTTATTATAAAACAAGTATCAACTTCAAGAAAAGAAGTTCGTTTAAAATTAATAAATCAATTCATCACAAAAAACTCAACAGTTATTTCCGAATTAACAAATACATTTAATACGGATTCAAATGATATTGTTAAGGATAAATATCAATTCAAACATATATTAAATATTGGAACTGGTGACCACAACCCAATAATGAATTATCAATTTGATGCAGTAACTGATGGTAAAGATAATCAATCCATTATATTAAAACTTTATGAACCATTACCAACTAATGTTGGGAATCTATCAATGGTTACAATTGAACGAGAAGTTTTAACCACACAAATTCAAGACATATTTTATTTTTCTGATGTACCTGATGTTTATTTTGGTGATGGTTTAATTACTGATTTTAGTTATAATGATATTAATCCTGATGGTAATGAAGTTGAATTTCAAAACTATAATGAGTTATCTGCATCAATAGATGATATTACATTAGATAATATTATTTCGAGTAGTGATAACTATCCGAATCTAAATACAGATTTTAAATTTTTTGAAAACCACACATTCTTTGGTTCTGCTAAAAGAAAATTAGAAAATTTTAAAACAAAAGTAGAAACCATTCAAGGACATTATTCTGACATATCAAGTTCATTGAGTGGTAGTGGTATTGCAATAGGTGGTGATGCAAATCATGTTGTTCAAAAAAGAAAAAATTTATTTAAAAAAATAAATAATGAAATAAAAACATTTACACCTTATGAACGATTTTTATATTATGATGGTCAAAGTGAATCAACTGCATCAGCTCCTGGTTTAGGTAAAAACTATGCTAATTCAACACCTGTTACAACAAATGTAAATGAATATGAAGGATTAAATGGATATGATGGTTTTGATGTTGTACACAACCATTCAAATAAAAATATGACTACTGATCAGGGTCAGTTTGTAGATGTATTTAGTAATAAATATTATGTACACCAAAAACCATTTTTTAATTATAGTAGTTCTATTTATCTATCATTTATATTAAAAGGTGATGAGAGTATAGAACACGATGGTACATCAGGATTGCATTGGCAAAACAGTAATGATAATCTTAGTATCAATGGATTGGGGGTTGACTTACCAGCTGCAGCTTTTGGTGGAACAACTAAATTACAAAATCCATCTATAACAGGAAGTGAATATAGAAGACATATATATGTTACTTCACAATCTTATTGGATACCTTTCAATGGTTGGTCTGACGATATAGCACACATTACTGATTTTGGTTCGATTTCATCGCAGATTTCACTTTTAACTGGTGGTACTAAAACAGGTTCTTATCGAATACTGGACTCTACTAATAAATATCCAACAACTGTTGTATCATCAAGTTCTGGTATACCATTTTATGGTTCAGTAATGCCAGCAGGTGAGTTGTTTAGAATTTTCTTTGATTCAGGTTCACAAGTAACATCATCATTTATAAGTGATGTAAAAATATCATTAAAAAACCCAACTAATGTTTTACCATTTGATAACCTTTATCATACAAGTTCAGCTGATTGGACAAATTGGTATAACACAATGTATACTAATGCAGAAGCTTTTGATACTATTAACATACATAGTTTAGAAAATAACTTACCTCTCTACATTCAAGAAAGTTCTGATTACAATGAAATGAAAGATTTTCTTGCATTACAAGGTGAACAATATGATTTAATTAGAAACCATATTGATTCAATGGGAACATTACACGATAGAGGATATAAAAAAACAGATTCACCACCAGATAACACATTACCAATGTTACTGAATAATATAGGTTGGGAAACAATCAATCCTTTTAGTGGCAGTTTAACTGATACATTGGGAAGTTATTTGACTAATGTAACATCAATTGATGACATTAAAAATCAAACTTGGAAAAAAACTCTAAACAATTTATTATACATTTACAAATCAAAAGGAACTAAAAATTCAATAAGAGGGTTGTTAAATACATATGGTTATCCACCTGATGTGTTGGAGTTTCAAGAATTTGGTGGTTCAACACAAAATAATACTTCTACAGATAATGTAAATCCAGTATTTTCGGATTCACCACCCCCAGCTACAAGAGGTAATCAAAATGATTTAAATTTAACTATATCAACTGGAAGTATTGGGTTTACAAAAAAGAAACAAAAATTACATCGTTATATTGTTGGTAATAATTCTGATAGAATTTTTAATCTTGATTGGTGGATGGATGATGCTGATTTAAATACTTTTGAGTTTATATATAAACATAAACATACAACTAATACTCAAACAATTTTAAAATCAAGTGGTAGTGGTGCTGAAACACTTTGGGATTTAAGATTAGTCCCAAGTACTCTAGGTGAAAGTTCTTCATTTGAATTTAGATTAAATAGTTCTCAAACAGGTTCATCAGCAATCGCGGGTAATCGTTTCAGAATGTCATCAGCTTATAGTTCAATGACTGATGGACAATTGTGGAATGTAATGTTACAAAGGATGACTGGTAGTATTAGTGGTAGTGGAACTAATGAATATAGACTACATTCAGCTTTACAAGATGATGTTAAAATACAAACATATAATTATGTAGCTATGTCTGTGAGTGGTGGATTGGCTGGAGGTTCAACATTAGGTGGATTAGGTTTTTATGCAAATCAAAATTGGCCATCAAGTGGTAGTAGACACGCAGATTCATCTTCTAATCTATTTGTGGGCGAATCAGTAAGTGGTTCTTTAACCGAAATAAGGGGTTGGTCTAGTGCATTAAGTATATCAAGGTTTAGACAACATACATTAAATAAATTATCAACAGTTGGTAATACAATTAATTCACATAAGAATGAATTAATATATAATTTTAAATTAAATGAAAATTATTTAAGTTCATCTGTATCATCATCTGCACAAAATTTAAAAATTGTAGATTCTGCACCAACAACAATTTACTCCGATTACTCTTTTACAAAATCTGGAACTACATTTAATACCTCAAGTGTATATGGTTTTGATTACATTGATATTATTAATCTTTCAACAACAGATAACACTTTATATAAAAATGATAATAATATTTTAATTAATCCAAAAGAAAGTATAATTGGTAATTTAAATCCAAATATTCCAGCTGTTGTATCATTAACAAATCCTTTAGGTAAAAAACCACAATTTAAAACTTCTGATAAATTAGAATTATATCGTTCACCTCAGAATTTTGTAAATGATTATATATTAAATAATATAGGTGGATTTAATTTAGAAAAATTATATGGAAATCCATTAAATTATTATTCACAATCATATAGTGAATTTGATACATTTAAAGAAAAATTCTTTGATGCACACCCAATTACAATTGATACAAATAAATTTATTAGAGCTCATGAAAATATGTTTAATCATTCTATTACAGAAGGTATGAAAAAATTAATACCAGCTCGTTCAACATTTAGTGGTAGAAATTCCAATATGGGTGTTGAAATAAAACCAACAATATTAGAAAAACAAAAAACTCAAGGTGAAAGTGGTTCAATTGAAATAAATCCAAATGTTTTTACAAGTAGTATTTCTGTAGTTTCTGTTGAATCAATAATGACTGGTTCATCTATAGATTTACCAATAAGTGGTTCAGTTCGTAGAGGATATAATCCGTTTGGAATACCAAGTGTGGAGAGTTCATTTATAATACCATCTACCAGTGGTTCAAAACTTGAGTTACCTTATAGTGCATCAATAAAAATATCAGATTCAGGTAGTACAAATACTTTAACTCAAATTACTAGCTTAGTTATAAACCCATATACAGGTTCCCTTTCAATAATAACTTCAAAATTAATGACTGGTTCAATAGTAATATTTCCAAAATCAGGTTCAATTGATTATTCTTCTCACGCTAATAAATCATTTGTAAATATACACGATAGTTGGAATAGTGCTAGTTCAGGAGCTGGATTAAATTCTACTCATTTTATAAATTATGGTGGTGGGACTAGTTCATATGGTAACTTTAATACTTATCATATAGATTCAAGATACCATTTTGTATCAATAGGTGATGAGGAAATATATTCAGGTTCAAATGGTGATTTCACAGATTTTTCTAATTATTCGAGATTACATAATAGAACAATAATAAGTGATGGTATTCATGCAGATTCAACATATGAATCTTATATAAATGGAAATCCTGGAAACAGAACAGGTAGAATGATGGGTAAAACACGATATTTCTTTACTGGTTCAGATGGAAATATAATTTTACCAACGAATCATATTAATAGATTTAGTAATCCATTTAAAGAGCAAATGATTAATGGAACACAAAATACAAATCCAGGTATTTTAAATGTAGAATATGAAGATTATTCAAGTGCTTCATTTTATAGAGTTAATGTTACTGGTGGTGAAAATCAAATTACAGTTAAAACACCAAATACACGGATAGATTCCAATGATAATATAATATACTAATTTAAATTTGGGTATTTTTTATTTTTATTAATATTTATATATGAATTAAAGTATAATTTTATTTAAAGCAGGAGAAAACAAATGGGATATTTAGACAACACATCAATTACAGTTGATGCAGTTTTAACAAAAAAAGGAAGAGAACTTTTAAAAAGTGGTGGTAATTTAAATATCACTTCATTTACATGTTCAGACACTGGTGTAGATTATAGTTTATGGAATCCATTACATCCAGATGGTACTGATAAATATGGTGAAGCTATAGAGAATTTACCACAATTAGAAGCTAGTGTTCATGCAGAATACAATTTAAGAAATAGGTTAATAAGTTTACATCAAAACACAGTTGCCATACCTGCTTTAATATTAGGTGGCTTAGATTCTGCAGGAGGAACTACAAAAACATATGAAGATGGAACTTTAGGATTTGATATAACTACAGAATTAGTTGGTTATAGTGGTGAATCTCAAGGAAAATATGTTGTACTCCAAGACCCATCTCTTTTTAAGATTGATGGAGCAGAAGAAAGACCAGGAACTTTAAGTGGAACAAGTGCAATGTTTTTAACAGAACAAGATATTCCACATGCTAAAGAATATCATTATAAAACAGATAGATTTAAGTTAAGACCAAGACAACAAGATGTGAAGGGGCGTTCAACTAATTTATTTGTAGTTGATATAGCAACAGCTGCTTATGCTTCATTCACTGCTATAAATAATGTTACTAAAAATACAAAAAATAGTTTAGCAACACAAATTCAAGGTTCTACAAATTAATAATTAGGAGATTATCAAATGTCAATAGCTGGTACAAAAATAAATTTAACAACAACTCCTGAGGGTATAGATAAAATTTCCCAGACGGAAAAAGTAACCTCACCTTATTTTTCAGGTGGTGATACTACAATATTAGGAGCTAATTTAAAAACATCATCTAATTTATCAGCTGATAACAAAAAATATTTTTTTGGTATAGCTCACGCGGATACATTATCAACTGAAGAATTTAATGTAACATTTGGTAGCTTGAATGGATATGGTGCTAATGTTGAAGCAGGTACTAAATCTGAAACGGAAGCTATTTATAGACAATATGCGAATATACTTTTAGCTCCTACAGAAGTAACTGGTGGTTTTGTTATTTCATCAGGTGGATCTGCAGGTCAGGTTACTGGAAGAGATGACGAAATTTATGTTCTTTCTGCTAGAAGAACTAATATGAAAGATAGAATTAATAAAGGAACTTGGCAAATAGCTTTGAGTGGTTCTACTTCTGCAGCAAAGGGAGTTGTGGGTAGTGGAGCTGCAGCTGCACTACACCTAAAGGATGACAGTGTTAATGATTCACCTACTTCAACTCCTGTTGGAGATAGATATAATATTGTGAGTTGTTCAGCAGCTGGTACTATTGTAGCAGAATCTACAGTAAGAAACTTTGGTTATTTTTATCCTGATATGGGAATTATGGTATTCAGTGCAGCTGAGTTATCAGCTAGTATTCCAGGAGCTTTTGAAGAGGTTGGTGGTGTAGTTCAATATGAATCATCATCACAGGCTGGACTTGGTTATTATAAAGGAACTTCTCTTGATACAAACACAGCTTTAAGATTTGTAAATTGTTTACAACCACTTGGAACATCAATGAAATTTAGAGATGAAGAAGACCAAGTAAGTGCTCAATATTTTTGTAGAATACATTCAGGTCAAATGAATTTTTCAAATAACCCAACATTTGTTAGTGGTTCAATGAATGAATTAAGAAATACATTAATGAAAAGTAATCCACAAACATTTATAACTCAAGTTCAATTATTCAATGATAAACAAGACTTGGTTGCTGTTGGTAATCTTTCAACTCCACTAAAGAAAAATTTTACTACTGAAGCAACAATAAAAGTTAAATTAACTTATTAATGATATGCTATGTCAGACTTTGTATTTAAGGGGATTGATAAATCATCAAAGGTAATTGAGAGTAATGTTGTAAACTATACTCAAAACCTTACTACATCTTCTGTTGGAATAACCTCAGTAAAAATAGTTTCAGGTTCAATAAACAATAATTATTGGAGTTCTTTAAATACATTGTTTTATACGAGTGGTTCATCTGTATATGTAAGTGAAAGTAAGTTTGCAACCCCTTCAAGTAACTTGTCAATCAACCAAATAATAGGTACACAATTTCTAACAAAATATCACGGATACCCAAGTAGTTCTTTAATTACAATTCCAACTCAATATTATGGTGAAAAAATAAAAGAGGGTAGTTTTAAATTTACAGATATTTCAGGTTCTAATGTAGATAACAATAGTGTTAATCCAATAATTATAGATGATGGTTTTGGTAATTTATATTCAACTAATGCACATCATTCACAAAGTATAACAAATGCTTCATCATCTGATAATTATGTTGGTAATATATTTTATGATAAAGGTTTAGCAATTATAACAGAGACAGGTTCTTGGAGTGGTAGTGTTAAATATTCTGATTTAGCTACAAACTATAAATTAAAGTTTGATTCATTTAATACAATTCATAGTCATGAATATAATGTTGTTCTTTCTCCAAATGAATTTAATCACACAATGAATTATTCAGTAAGAAATGTTTTAAGTGGTAGTAATGAACCAGTAACTTTATCTACACGATATTTAGCTTCACCATTTACTGGTAGTGAATTTCAACCATATATAACTCAAATTAATTTGTGGCAAGATGGTGATTATGATACACCTGTAATTCAAGCTACTTTACCAAGAGCAATTAGAAAAAGTGATAAGATAAATATGAGATTTAAAATAAAATTAGATATATAATATGGGTGTTATAGGAAAATTAAAAGTTGGTAGTGGTGGTAAACTTAGTGTAAAAAGTGGAAAATTATCTGTAGAGACAGAATCAGTTTCTGGAATATCATTAACATTTAGTGTAGACCATCAGAACAATGGTGGTAATGCTCTCGTGGCGAGATATTCAATAGGATTAGCTAATACTGTTACTTATAGTTCTGGATATCTGCTTAGAGGTCAAGCAACACTACCTGATACTGGAGAACAATCAACACTTAATTTAGGTACTGCAGTTATTCCAGGAGCCGTTGCTAGTGATGGAACTGTCGATTGTTTCTTCCATATGGAACACGGTGGAGAAGTAAGTGGAGAAACTCCTATTGTTGATGGATTTGGTGGTTTAGGTGGGCATGTTGAAGTAGGACAACCAAGTACATCAAATGATAGATTCCCAATTAAATTAACAGCATCACCTGCTACTTGTGAAGCTGTTGATGTTGAATGGGATTTTGCATAAAAGTAAGGAAAAATAATATGGTTACATTAGGATTAGATGCATCAACGACTTGTGTCGGTTATGCATTCACACAAGATAAGAAGATTCTCGATATGGGATTCATCGACATCAAAAAAGAAACAACACCCAAAGATAAAGTTCAGAAAGTTCTTGATTTTCTCAATAAAAGTCCGTATATTGATAATACGGTAGATATTAATATTGAAGATAATCTATCAGGATTTGCTGGTGGGAGAACTTCTCAACAAGTTATTGTTAAATTAGCTAAATTTAATGCTATACTTTGTTTTATGTTGGAAGAGATATTTCAGATGGAAGTTAATAGTATAAATCCTATGACTGCTAGAAAAAATGTATTTGGAAAAGCTAGAATCAAAGGTAAAAAAGCAAAAGAATTTGTTCAAGAACAAGTAGAAAAAATGTATAATACCAAGAAATGGTGTAAAGAAACTACACGAGGAAATTGGGATAAGAGGAATATAGATATGTACGATGGTTTAGTAATGTCACTTTTTGAAAAAAAAGCTTGACTTTAATGCTAAAACTTTCGTATATTGTATTAGATGTATAAATACGAATTAGTCACATTGTTAGAAAAAGTATTAATGAAGAGTTACCAAATGAAAAATGGTGAACATGCTTTTCATTGTCCTTTTTGTAATCACCATAAGAAAAAACTTCAA